GCTTGCAGGTCTCTGGCTGATATCTCCTCCCAATCGGGTTCTGGAAGGTAACCAGCCTCTTCCTCGAGTTTACTGGAAATCCGGTTATACTCTTGGATCCACGGTCTGGACTTGAAAATTCTTTCTTTGTCTGCGCCGTGCTCGAGTAGTTCTTGGAACATGCTGCCTCTGGTAACCTGTTTCGCGAATGTCTCGACGTCCAACCAACCTGCAGATTTTGCTAGGTCTTTGGACAATTGGTACGTATCTGCTGGAAATTTCCTACGGATCTCACTACCATCTACTCCTCCTACTAAGTCAGGATACTGGCGAAGCTGGGAGGTCAACTCAGTCCGATACCAGTCAAGATTTTTGACTGATCGATCGCTGAGGTTCTGGTTCAATCTGGATAAGAGTCTTCTTGTCTTCGTTGAATCGATTCCGGTCATCAGGAGCGTTATTGCGTACTTGATACCGGGTTTTGCCCGACTGGCGTGGTAGATTAACTCGTCAGGGAGGCCAAGACCGTAACCCCCTAAAATTTTAGGAAGGTGTACGGAATGGTATGCCTCTGAATCTCTGTTGAGACTCGGAAGGAGACCATGCATCCTCTTGATGAAGAGATTTCTTATCATGATGATGCGATCGATTGAGAAAGACTCCTTTGGGAGCCACTCAAGCGTTTTAACGAGTTGTTGGGCTTTCCCAACAGCAACGTTTTTATTATCTTTTGACATTAGGGTCGATTGACCCTTCGCCAGAAGACGAACCTTGACGCCGTCGATGATGAGAGATTTCTCATGATCACGGCGTGTCTGGTTATACTTGAGATTATCCAGAAATAGGATTCTCTCACAGTATTTTACCATTACCTTTGACAAACCATGTTTGTCAGGGGAAATGATCGAACCTGATCTCTCGTGATTACGAGTGATGAGGTCCAAATATAGGTCGGGACCGATGGCCAAATGGTCATCTCCACCTACATGATAACATCTCCAAGGTGCAGATTTTGCACTGAGCGGAGAGTCAAGGAGCTTCCTACCTCCAGTAAACTGGATGTAGGCGAGTTCCTCAACTGCTAAATTTAGCAATGTTAATGAGGGCTTGGCGATAGCCTCACCCATCATTATTCCTCGGGATGTGACAAATATGTCATCATCGAGTGAAACCATCCTTGGACCAATGGTCCCAAGGACGATATCCACGTAGGACCAATCTGAAATCAGATTAGTTCCAACAAGGAATTCCCTAAGCATGTGCCTTGTTAGGTCATGCAT